CGATCTTTGGATCTTTTGCCCCCAAAAACGGCTCAATAAGCCACTATCAGGAGAGTACTGACTAGATATGACTCAAAACCNTCAAANNGGNTTAGAANAGCCCTCCTACGGCTTACCTAGGGGCGACAGAACCNCGTATTAGGTCAAAACCGGTCGATNTACCGTCACGCGGGCAGGAAATGATTGACTTTGTCGAGAAATTGATCGATCCGGTGACTGGTGAAACTTTTAAACTGCTCCCATGGCAGAAATTGCTCGCAATCGAGATGCACCGAGTCAAGCCTGATGGGCGCTGGTATCACAATGAGATCGGCGTAATCATCGCTCGGCAGAATGGTAAATCTACTTTCATGCAACTGAGAATCCTGGCTGGAATGTTTTTATGGGGTGAACGCTTACAGGTTCACACAGCGCACAAACTAACGACCTCATCCGAAATCTTTTGGAAGATCGATGAGATCATTCAAGCCAATGAACAACTTGTGACTCGGTTTGTAAAGAAGTACGAGACAAAAGGTTCCCAGGAGATCAAACTCAACGATGGCACCCGTTACCTAGTCAGAGCCAATAACTCAGCTGCTCGCGGTATCGCAGCACCGGACGTAATCCATTTAGATGAAGTCCGTGAATACAAAGACGACGAAGTTTGGGCATCGCTTCGCTTTACTCAGATGGCATCGAAAAATCCGCAAGCCATTATGTATTCCAATGCCGGAGATCAACATTCCGTAATTTTGAATCGTATGCGCGAAAGAGGTTTAGCCGCTGCTGCTGGTTCAGACGATCAAATCGGTTGGTTTGAATGGAGCGCGGAGCCAGGTTGTGCAATCGATGACATGAAGGGTTGGCAGCAAGCCAATCCCAGCCTTGGACATACGATCCACATAGATAATCTTAAAAGCGCAATGTCGGATGATGAGTCTATTATTCGCACAGAGTTGCTTTGTCAATGGGTGAGTCAGATCAACCCTGCCATCAATCCGTCAAGTTGGACAGAGTGCGCGTATGAGGGTACGCTCGCTTTGGATCGGGAGCAACCAACTTGGATGGCGGTCGATCTTTCACCGGACAGGAAAGCAGCTGCACTTATGGCAGCGCAGAGGCTTGATGGGGACAAGTTCTGCGTTGTGTTACTGGAAACGTATTCGAATCCAGTTAACATTGACGATAAAGACCTTGCTAACAGCATCGCAGTATGGGCGCGTAAGTACTCAGTCGAAACTGTTGCATATTCTCGTCAAACCGCAGGTGCAGTTGCTTCCCGTCTCATTCCGGCAGGAATTCCGACAACTCCAATCGACGGCGCGATCTATGGTCAGGCTTGTGATGAAATGTTGTCGGCTATTACCTCCCAGCGCTTAGTTCATGGCAATCAAGTCGAGTTGAACAAACAAGTCTTATCAGCGGTCAAACTTCCATTTAAAGATGGTGGCTGGTACTTAGGCAGAAAAGCCTCAGCAGCTACAATTTGCGCAACCGTGGGAATGGCTATGGTGTCTCACTTTGCGACACGTCCTGACACAGAAGTGGATATCGTGTTGGGTTGATTATGCTATAATTTTGTGCTAATGGCACTTAAAGATTTGTTCGCTAAGGCTCCTCAACCGGTAGGACTTACGGTAGACGCAGCTGCGACTCCAGCACCTTTCAACAACTCGGTGCAAAACTTTTTCTATCCTTTAGCAACTGCAAACCGCCAGCAGGCGATGGCAGTTCCCACAATCGCAAGAGCGCGCAATATCATATGCTCGACTGTTGCATCTTTGCCACTAGAGCAAAGAATCAAATCTTCCGGGGTACGAGTCGAACCCAATCGCGTAATTAACCAACCAGATTCACGCGTTCCCGGATCATCTATCTATTCATACATCGCTGAGGATTTACTATTTCACGGCGTGGCGTATGGACAAGTTATGTCTATGTATGCCGATGGTCGTATTCAAGAATGGACACGCGTATCACCTGATCGCGTCGCACAAACATTAAATGCTAACTCAACAGAGATTATTGGTTATCAAGTTGATGGATCATTTGTTCCCAATATGGGCGTTGGATCTCTTGTTGTATTTAATGGACTCGATGAAGGATTCTTATCGCGCGCAGGTCGCACAATTCGCGCGGCTGTTGCATTAGAAAACGCATCAGAAGCATTTGCTAAAGAGCCAGTACCAATGATGGTTCTAAAGTCAAACGGAACAAATCTTACAAGCGAGCGTATCGGCAAACTGCTAGAAGCCTGGCGCGTAGCCCGCACAACTCGGAGTACAGCATTTCTAAATGCCGATGTTGAATTGCAGGCTATGGGAATTGATCCAAACAAACTGCAACTTAACGAAGCACGTCAGTACGTTGCTTTAGAGTTATGTAGAGCTGCTGGATTGCCTGCGTATTTCGCATCTGCTGAAACTACGTCAATGACTTACTCAAATGCAATCTCAGAGCGTCGTTCACTAGTAGATTTCTCATTGCGTCCAATCTTGACATCAATCGAACAGCGTTTATCAATGCCTGATTTCGTTGGTCAAGGTAATGAAGTGCGCTATGCACTTGATGATTTCTTGCGTGGCAACCCTTTGGAGCGCGCGCAGGTTTACGAAATCCTAAACAGAATTGGCGCGATGAGCGTTGATGAAATCAGACAACAGGAGGACTTGTTATCATGAAAATAACAATGCCAGTATCATTAACAGCATCTGATGTTGAATCACGCATCATCGCTGGTCGAATTGTGCAATGGGACGCAGAAGGTAACACCTCAGCCGGTCGCACAAAGTTTCTTCCTAACTCAATCGAGTTTGGTAAGAATACAAAATTGGTTTTAGAACATAACCGCACTAAGCCACTAGGCAAGTTGATGGAATGGTCACAGGATGACACAGGAATTACTGCATCATTTAAGATCGCTAAAACAACTGCTGGCAATGACGCACTAGAGGAAGCAGCAACAGGCTTGCGCTCCGATTTTAGCGTTGGTGTTGAAGTAGATGCATGGGAAAATAAAGAGGGCGTAATGGCTATCAGCGCATCTAAATTAATTGAAGTTTCACTTGTAACCGATGGAGCAATCCCAGGTTCAGAAGTGGAAAAGGTAGCAGCAGCCGAAGCACAAGGTCAGGCTGCAAGCGAATCAACCCCGGAACCTCAGATCGAGGAACCTAAGACAGAAGGAGATGACCTAGTGTCAGAAACCGTTTCAGAGGCAGTATCAACCGAGACGGTTGAAGCTGCAAAGGTCGAAGTAAAGGCTGCAACAGCACCTGTACTTAATTCACAGCGCGTACGTACACCAATCGTAGATGCTGCTTCATACTTGGAGCACTCAGTTCGCGCATCACTTGGCGATGAGACATCAAAGTTGTACATCACAGCTGCATCAGATGGAACATCAACAGAGTGGGCTGGACTTGTTCCAACTCCACAACTTTCAGAAGTTATTAACGGCAAGGGTTCAATCGCTCGTCCAACAATTCAGAGCGTATCAACTGCTGCACTTCCGCCTGCTGGGCTTACATTTGAAATTCCGCGTGTAAAAACCATGCCTACCGTTACAAAGTCAGTTGCTGAAAAGGGCGCATTTGGAGATACTCAGGGCGAAATTGAGTACCTAAGCGTTTCTGTCAAAAAAGCAGCCGGCATGCAAAAATTTGACGTTGAGGTTCTTGACCGCACGTCGCCTGCGTTCTTCAACGAGTTGGTTTCTTTGATGGCTGAAGCTTATGCAGCAGCTACAGATGAAGCAATGTACGATGCGTTGATCAACAATGGAACACTTGATGCAACAACAATTACACAGCCTTGGGATGGCGATGAGTTAGCAGGATTCGTTTCTCGCGCAGCTGCATCTATCTACAAGAGCACAAAGCGTTACCCAACAGGTATCGTTATGTCTCCTGATCAATGGGGCAAGTTTGTGGGTCTAACCGATTCAAACAAGCGCAATCTATTCAACGTTGCTGGATCACCATCTAACCCAACAGGCGCACTAACACCAACTGACGCAGTTGGCAACATCTATGGACTTCCAGTTTATGTAACACCTAACTCAGGTCTAACAGATGGAGATTCATCAGTAATCGTTGTAAACCGCGATTCATACACATTCTACGAATCAGCAGCACCTCTACAACTTCGCACAAACATTGTTGCGACTGGACAGGTTGAAGTTGGTTACTACGGTTACTACGCAATCGCTCCTAAGTTGGGCGCAGGCGCTTTCCGTTTCAATAACGCTTAATAGCGACACTTAATCATGCCGGGGAGGTTGCTCCCGATCTCCCCGGCAGCAGTTTAGAGAGGATGAAATGCCAAGTATTATCACAGCAACAGAGTTGAGATCCGTGCTTGGTGTTTCGTCCGCTCTTTACAATGACGCATACCTAAATGAAATAATTGACACTAGCGAGGCTGTTATCTTGCCTTTGCTTACAACATTTTCTGCACCAATTCAAAAGGTTTCGCTGACTGATAATGTCGCAACCTTCGAGACAGTAGGCATCCATGAGTTTACCGAAGGACAATCAGTTGTCATCGCTGGATGCGGAACACCATTTAACGGCACTCGAACAGTCAATGCTGATGTCGATGCATACACATTTACAGCAAACATCACTAACGCCGATGTTCTTGAACGAAATGTCATTCCTAGCGGATCCGCAACACTTACAGGCGCTTCAACTTATGTTGGGGTCGCAGCTGTTGAATCAGCGATCATGGTAGTTTCTGTTGAAGTTTTCCAATCCCGTACTGCTCCAGGCGGACAGATTGAAGGCTTAGATTTTGCACCGTCGCCATATCGGATGGGGCGCAGCTTGTTTAATCGCTGCGTTGGTCTCCTAGGACCTTATATTGATGTTGAAACAATGGCTCAATAATGCCATCAACAATTCTTTCAGCCATTCGTACTCCACTTGCTACAGCGCTTGCTGGAGTATCGGCAAATATTTTTAGTTACGTTCCAGAGCAAGTCCCAGTACCAGCAGTCGTAGTTGTTCCGGATTCTCCATATATGGAGTTTGACACTATTGGCAAGAGTACCTTTCGATGCAAACTAAATTACACAATAACCTGCTGTGTTGCTTACAACAGCAACCCGGCATCGCTTGATAACATCGAGCAATTAATAACAAGCGTTGTGGCGGTCATACCGGCTGGATATGAACTCCAGGTAGTTGATCGACCAACAGTCACACAAGTAGGCGCTAGTAACTTGCTAGTCGCGGACATACGCGTATCCACCTGGTATACGCAGACAGCATAAGG